GCCCAGGCACCGCCTCGGTCAGCTTGGACTCTAGCTCCTTGCGGATCTCCGGCACCGTCTTGCCGATGCGCTCGAGCAGTTCGTCGAGCGTCTTATCGTGCTCGACCAGCAGCTGCGCGAACTCCTCGGCCCGCTGGCCCAGCTGCTCGTTGCTCGTGATGATGGCGTCGAGAACGCTATGCATTTTCAATGGGTGCGGAGGCTTTTGATCTTGGCTCGGCGATCAGTCACGCTCGCGAAGAGCGCGGTCAGCTTGTCCTCGGCGTCGGCCTTCTCGGCGAGCATCTTGCGCGCGTCGGAGAGCGTGACGATCGGAGCGGGAGGAGGCGGCGCGACGACCGGCTTCGGCTGAAATCCGAACGGCTTTAGCGCCTGCTCGATCTGCGCCTCGCTTTTCGCGTTCTGGCCCAGCTTCTCGCGCACGGCAGCAAGCTTCGTCGCCTTGTCTGCCAGTCGCTCCAGCGGCCGCTTCGCGCGATTGCGCCCAGCCTCTAGCGCATCGGCGACGTTCGTCGGCCGATTCAGTTCCTCGCGTTTGAGCGCCTCGGATTTCGCACGCGCCCAGCTGGCGCCGGCGTCACCGCCCCAAAGCGCCCACGCGATTCGGCCGGCGGAAGGATAGCCGTCTTCGCCTGGGGAAAAGCCCGTGCCCTGCTTGTCGACCTCGTGCCGCGCGAAATAGGAGACCATCCGGCGCACCGTGTCAGGAGAGAGATTCGCCTTGTTGCTGATGTCGCGCGCGCGAGCGACGCCGACAGCGGTGCCGCCGCGGTTGAACTTCTCGCGCCACTCGAGGCCGCGCTTGGCCTCGGCTGCCATCGCATCGGTTGGCGTCAGGTCAACGCTCGCGAAGCGCGCAAGCTCGGCCGGCGTCGGAGGCTGGTCCGGCGTTTCGTCCTCGGGCGCGGCAGTCGATTCCGCCTGCGCCTCTGCGGCAGCGCTCGCCACGTTGTCTCCGGTAGCGGCGGCAGCGGCCGGCGTGCTTGGGAGCGAATTGGTCACGAGGCGGATCGCCGTCTCGGGAATCTCGTAGCGCTCGGAGAGCTCCTTGACGTAGCTCGCCTCGGCCGCGATCTGCTCGAGCCGGGTGAAGGCATCGGTGCCTTGCTCGGCCGCGATCTCTTGCAAGGACTTCGCGCCCTGCCGATTCTCGTTCAGATTGGCCGCTGACTCGCGACCAACGTCGATGGTGAGCTTAGGCGGGAAGCGCCACTCGCCGCGGGTCGCGCGCTTGAGCGCCTGCACCGGAGTCTCGCCGGCGCGAGCAGGAGGCGCAGGGATCTCGCCGCGAGCGATGGCGTCGAGGATGACCGCGTTCTTTATCGGGTCGAGCACCTTGTCGACGAGCACGCCCTGATGCCGCGCGAACACGCGGTCGGCCGCGGCAAACTCCGCGCGCACGCTCGGGCCGGCGTAATCCTGCGTGCCGAAGAGGACGCCCTTCGGGATGCCGACCGCGATCGAGAGCTCGTGCATCAGATGCGCGATGAAGCCCGTGAACGCTGTGCTCGGCCGCGCCGGCATCGTCTCGACGCGGTCAGCCTGGCCGAGATACTTAATCATCCCGACCTCTGAAAGCTCGTTCTTCTGCTGCTGTCCGCTCGGCAGCGTCATCGCCGGCGTCGGCGTGAAGAGGTTGCGCGCGTTGGCCGTGCCGCGGTCGGTGAAGACGAGCGCAGCCTGCTGCGAAGCGAAGCGCACGCCGGCCTTCTCCGCTTGCAAGATCTCGTGCAGCATCCGCGCCGTCTGGATCGCCGCGTGAAAGTCGGTCACTCCGCGGTACTGATCGACGCGGAAGGGATCGAAGTAGTGGCAGAAGTTGCCGGCCGGCACGTCCTCCGCGCCGAAGTAAACGCCCTCGCGCGTCACGCGGTAAATTCGGTACGCGACCGGCACGCCGAACTCGTTGGTGATGACGCCCTCGAAGTAGTTCTCCGAGTCGAGCCCCATCTCGTTTGGATTGCCGATGCGCGTCGCCGGCACCAGCTGCAACTTCAGCACATCGCCCACGCGGCGGATGACGAAGCCGCAGTCGCCGTCGACCGGCCGGTTCTCCGCGGCCAGCTGCACGAGCTTGCGGAAGGAATTGCGGCCCGTCGCGTCGGCCTGCTTGCACCACGAGTGAAACCACTCGCCGACCGTGGCGTTGTAATCGCGGTCTCCAGTCGCCGGCGAGTATTCGGTCGGCGTGAGGTAGTTGCCGAACTTGCGCGAGACCTCTTTTACCTCGGGGCAGTTCTCGACCAGATTCCGCGCTTCCCACATCATCACCACCCGCTCGCGCACGGTCTGCGAGGACTCGCTCGGCTGGCCGTATTGCGTCGGCGCGTAAAGCCGGTTCGTCTGCGCGGCGTTATAGCTGAAAAGCGCGGTCTCGACGCGAGCCTGGAGCCGGCGCAGCGCGGCCTGCGGAGCGATGGTCTCGAGCGCCCGCTCGAACCACGGCCGGTTGCGGATGACTTGGGTCGCGTCGAAAGTCTGCATAATCAATTCCCGGTGAAGCTGACGAACGTCGTGTCGGTCGTGTTGCCGTTTTGGTACTCGATGGCGGCGGTGATGTCGCCCAGCATCCTGTTGAGCGTGTTAAGATCAGCGCGCGTGACCGACTTGCCGTTCAGCGAATAGCTCGTGTTCAGAAGGCAGGCTTGAATCGCGTCCAAGACCTTGGACTTGAGCGTCGTCAGCGTCGCAACGTCAATGTCGAGGAAGGGATTGTCGGCCGCCATAAAAGAGCGGCCGCCGTCAAAAGGTTTTTTGACGCCCCGCGCTGGCTTCGATTTGACGACAAAAAAGCCGCCCCACTATGGGAGCGGCTTCGTCTGCTTCGGCGGTCTCCCGCCTCGTCGGCCGTTGCGCCTTGCGGCGGCGGCCTTGGCCTCGGATCGGATCCGCCCGCCTAGGCGGCCTAGCGCGACCGCGGCGGGGTTCTTTGGTGCGTCGCACTCAAAGCCGATCTGGCGGCCGTCCGCTAAGGTCTCGAAGGTGCAGTCGTGAGGCTTCACGCGGCGGAACCAATGCGAGGAAAGTTGCAGTAGACGGACCGCGCGAGCTCCGTGGCACGCTTGCCCAGCCGCGTCATCGCCGCGTGATGCGCTCCGCGAACCTTAGCCGAGATCGCCTTAAAGGCCGCGCTGCGGTGTTCGGCATATCGAACCTCTAGCTCCTCGCTCTTCTTGAGCGTCTCGATCTGCTCTTCGGTGATAACAATGATTTGAGTGTTGCTGCCCCAGATCTGGCGAATCGCGATCTGATCGGGCTCGCCATTCAAAATCTGCGCCGGGTTCGTGGCGCTGATGATCTCCTCGGAGGAGAAGTTGGTGCCATTGAAGAAGTAGCCGGTCAGCTTATTGCGGAGGACGTAGGTGGTGGTCATTGTCGTTGTTTTTTTGGTTGGGTTGCTCTGTCGATGTGCAGAGAGAAACCCAAGCGCTCGGGAAAGTCCAGAAGTCTTTTGAGGAAAACATCAGCCCTAATTCCACGCTAGGTTTTGGCCGGCACGAAGCGGATGATGCCAGCGATGGTCGCCATACAAAGGAGCATCGCCGAGGTGTCGAGGCCGTGGTTCGGCGCGTTGCTCCTCACCTCCCTCCATTCCCAGACGCCCGTCCGCACCTCGACCTTGGCCTCGCCCTTGAGGTGCTCGAGATAGAGCGGATTGACGTCGCTCGGCAGTTCCCAGCGCAAGTCGCCCTTGCCCTCCAGCGCGGTCGCCAGCGTGTCCTTGAAGTAATCGCCGCTCCAATTGTAAAAGTAGACGTCGCCGCCGCGGTAGTCGCTCACCTGCGGGTCGCTGAACGGGAAGTTGACCATCGTGCCGGTCGCCTCGTCTCGCATCGTCCACGTCCGCCGGCCGTAGCCTCGCATCGAGCGCCAGCCGAACTCCGCACAGTCGCGGTCCACGTCCGCCGGCCGGTAGCCGCGATCCTGCGCGACGCACGCACTCGATACCTTGAACCGCTCCTGGAGCGCGCGCAGCTGGTCCCGCGTGTCGATGCGCCCGAACCATAGCTGCCGGTAGCGCGGCCCTTGCGCCGTCGAGAACGCGCCGACCTCGACCCAGAAGTGATCCTGCTGCCGGTCGATCGCCATAAAGCGGATCGCCTCGTCGGGGATCGACTCGCCCTGAGCGTAGTCGGCCAGCTTGTAGCCCGAGTCCTTGAGCAGCACGTTGACCGCTTTCTTCTCCACAATCCACGGCAGCGCCTGCCGCTTGGTCCGAAACTCGATCTTCGCCTGCTCATCGCCCGTGCGGACCAGCTGGTTTTCGGCCTGGAGGAACTCTTCGACGAGCAGCCGCATCGGCCGTGTCACGATTGCCTCGAGGCGGAAGGAGCGCACCTCCCGAGGCGCCGCAGGATTCATCGGCACGAAGCGCCCGGTCTTCGCCCAGCCGGCGCGGGTCGCGTCCGTGTCCGGCGACTCGTGGCCGCACGCGATGCAGCGGAAGCGGCAGGTCTCGACCGCGCGCCCGACGTCCCACGTCTCGTCATCGCGGCGCGCCGCTCGGTCCCAGATCACGCC